GCAGACTTCTACATCCATGGAGATATTTCATGTGAAGGAGTTATAATGCGCGCGGGCCAGCCTTTTGCGATGCGTTATCCACTTGTAGACGTAAAAGGTAATGCAGGTTCATTAATTGAATCTGGTAATTGGGCAGCGATGCGTTATACAGAAAGTAGATTATCAAAATTTTCAAACATTCTTTTTACCGATATAGATAAAGAAACAATTAAAGAATGGCGCGATAGTTACGATAATACAAAACAATATCCTGCTGTACTTCCAAGTAAAGGATATTATAATATTTGTAACGGTACGATGGGAATTGGAATAGGTATGGCATCTTCCATTCCACAGTATAATCTTCGTGAAATGAACAAGGCGCTTGAACATCTTCTTCTTAATCCAAACTGCGATTTTGAAGAAATCTATATCGCGCCAGACTTTGCAACGGGCGCAATGTTATTAAATGAAGATGAAGTAAAAGAGTCAATGAAAAACGGCTCTGGCTTTGCTTGTAAACTACGTAGTGTAGTAGATTATGATAAAAAGGAAAATTGTTTTGTAGTAACAGAAATTCCTTATGGCGTCTATACAAATACAATTTGTGGTGAGCTTGAAAATATTATTAATGGAGAAGAAAATCCAGGAGTTGACCGTTTTAATGACCTTACTGGTAAAACTCCGTTAATTAAAATTTACTTAACCAAAAAAGCAAATCCAAATAGAGTATTAAAGTATCTTTATAAAAATACTTCACTTCAATCCCACTATTCAATTAACTTTACAATGTTGGATAATGGACGTTTTCCAAAAGTATTTACTTGGAAAGAAATGCTGCAAGCGCATATTGACCATGAAAAGGAAGTTTATCGTAGAGGATATGAATTTGATTTAAGAAAAATTGAAGCGCGCCTTCACATCATTGAAGCACTACTTAAAATAATTGCTTCAATTGATGAAGTAATTCAAACGATTAAAACTTCTGAATCTACGTCGGTGGCGCGTGAGCGTCTTATGGAGCAATACGTACTTGATGAAATTCAAGCAAAAGCAGTTCTCGAAATTAAACTTTCTCGCTTGGCGCACTTAGAAGTTGAAAAATTAAAATCTGAAAAGACAAAACTTGAAAAAGAAAGAAATTCCATATATAATATAATTAATGATAAAGATTTGTTTAATAATGAATTGATTAAAGGTTGGAGAGAAGTGTCTAATAAATTTGGAGATGAAAGACGAACACAAATTCTCAATATTTCCAAAGAAGATGAAGAACCTAAAGAAAAACAAGAACTTTTAATCAACTTGTCAAATAAAAACAATATCTATATTAGTACCGTTTCAACACTATATACGCAGCGGCGCGGTGGTGTAGGCAATAAATTTAAAATGAGTAAAGGAGAGTATGTAATTAGCACTGCTTCTGGAACTAACCACGATGTTGTCCTGCTCTTTTCAAACAAAGGAAATTGTTACCATATTTCTTTAAATGAACTTCAATTTGAAGAAGTAATTCCAATCGAAAGTCTAGTTGAATTAAAACCCAATGAAGAAATTAAAAATCTGGTTTTCCTTAATAAAACAAATCAAAAACAGCATATAATTTTCTTTACTAAGAAAGGAATGCTTAAAAAGTCTTTATTAACCGAGTATAATATAACCAGAAAAACAGGGGTAAAAGCAATTAATTTAGACAGTAACGATGAAATCGTATCAATTCTTTTTGTAGATGAAGAACGAGTAGGAATGATGACTGCGCGCGGCCAGTTCGTGATGTGTGAAACTTCAAGTATTCGTCCTATTGGTCGTGTTGCAAAAGGAGTAAAAGGAATCTCTCTTAATGAAGGAGATGAACTTGTTGAGGCTCAAGTAATTCCAACCAATACAAAAGAAATTCTTAGTATTAGTAAAAACGGATATTCTAAACGGACCTCTATAAATGAGTTCACTGTTACAAATCGAGGGACTAAAGGCGGAAAGATTCACGTTTTAAACGATGAAAATGATAGGTTGGTTTGCTTTGGAGCACTTACTTCTCAAAAAGAAACAATCGTAGTTTCTACCAACTCTCAAATTAAAATTAATCTTAACGAAGTAAAACTCCTTTCTAAAGGAGCGCAAGGTACTAAATCAATAAAACTTAATAATGCAGAAGTTATTGGCTTACTAATTTTTTAGAATATAACTTTCAAAATTTGATTTATTCAAAAAAATATAGTATAATAATTATAGAAAGTTAAAAAAGGCTTTCTGAAAATAATTTAAAATAATATTTAATTTAAAAGGAGAAAAAAATTATGAAACTGACTGTAAAATCTAATGAAGTATTTGAGTATGTAAAGAACAATGGTGGAAAGGTTTCCATTCCTGAACTAGCGGCAGCTCTTGATAGAGGTGAGCGTTCTGTAGGAGCTAACGTTACCGATCTGACAAAGAAGGGTCTGGCTGTAAGAGAAAAGGTTGAGGACAAAGAAACGGAGAAGGCGGTAACTTTTGTAGTTCTGACCGAGGAAGGAAAGAATTTTGTTCCATCTGAAGACGCAGAGTAAGTAATAGGGATATAGCGGAGGCTTTTATAAGCCTCCATTATAGTAATTTAAGTAGTTGAATAAAAAATGAGGTAATTACATGAGACAAGCAGAAAATAGAGTAAAAATTGAAGGAATTTTAAGTGAAATTGACATTAAACCTACTACTTATAAAAAGAATGGAAAAGATGTAGAAGCTATTGGCGGTTCTATTATTGTAAAGGTTTCTCAGAAGATTAGTGGAGAAGAAAAAGAACTTATGATTCCAGTTCATATGTTTGCTGGAAAACTTACAAATGCAGGTAAACCAAATCCAGCATTTGAATCTATTATGAGAGTTGCAAACGATTTTAAGTCTATTGCAGCAACTGGAGATGAAGAAACTGCGGATAGAGTCCGTATTACTGGTGGCTCTATTAGAATGAACGAATACTATGCGGCCGATGGTCATCTAGTATCATTCCCAAGAATTAACGCATCTTTCATTAATAAAATTTCAAAGGCTGATTGCAAGCCAGAAGCTACTTTTATGACAGAGTTCGCGGTAGCTAATGCCATGGATGAAATGGATAGAAATGGTGAACCCACTGGTCGTTATAAGATTAATGCGCTTATTCCGCAGTATGGTGGAAAGGTAGATGTCGTTCCTCTCTTTGCGGAAAGCCAGGGTGTAATTGATGCTGTTTCTACTTATTGGCAGGTAGGAGATACAGTTAAGGCCAATGGTAGACTTGACTTTAGCTCTAAAACTGAAATAACTTATGAAGAAGTAGATTTCGGTGAGCCAGTAGAGAAAATTAGAACCATTAATAAGAGTGACCTTATTATTACTGGTGGTTCTCAGGAACCGCTTGAAGGTGATTTTGCTTTTGCGAAGGAAGAACTGGATGCGGCTCTGGCAGAACGTAAAGCAAGACTTGAGGCTCAGAAGGATAGAGATATGTCTAGAGTTTCTAAGAAGTCTGCGCCGCCAGCAAGTACAAACAATGGCTTTGCTGACCTTGGATTTTAAGAAAGGAGGTAGGTTATGATTGATATTTTAAATATCGAGCCTACTGTAATTTCTAGAGATTTAAAAGGAAAATATATATTAATTTATGGTAAGCCAAAGACGGGTAAAACCACTTTGGCTTCCCGTTTTCCTAAAAATCTACTTGTAGCTTTTGAAAAAGGCTATAATGCAATTGATGGCATTAAAGCAGTAGATATTAATAAATGGAGTGACTTTAAAGTTGTTCTTCGTCAATTAGAAAAACCAGAGGCTCGCGCCATATACGATACAATTACAATTGATACTACAACTATTGCATATGAAATGTGTGAACAATTTATTTGCGCTCAGAATGGTGTTCAATCAATTAGGGATATTGCTTGGGGCCAAGGATGGGGTTTAGCAAAGAAAGAGTTTGAAAATTGTTTACGAAAAATTACAATGCTTGGTTATGGTCTTGTTCTTATTTCTCATATAGAGACAAGAAAAGAAAAAACAAGCGATGACAGTGAAATTGAAATTCTTGCGCCCTCAATGCCCAAGAGATGTTATGAGGTAGTAAACCAAATTGTAGACATAATCGGTTATATTGCTACTGAATGGGATGATGATGGTAATAGTCAAAGATGGCTATATACTAGACAGACTCCAACAGTTATGGCGGGAAGTCGATTCCCTTATCTTTCACCTAAAATCAAACTTGGCTATGATGAGCTTGTAGAAGCAATCAATGATGCAATTGATAAACAAAGAGAACTTGACGGCGCAACAGTAGTTGATAAAATTGAAAGAAAAATTGAGGAAGAAGTCAAATTTGATGAAGTTAGGGCTGAAGCTGAAGCACTTTGGACTGAACTCGTTAAGGCAGATGCGGCCAACGCTGATAAAATTTTGAAGAAAGTGGAAATTATCTTTGGAAGAAAAATTAAACTTTCTGAAATTACAGAAGACCAAAAAGACTTAATGCAGCTAGTTGTTTTGGATATGAGAGATATGAAAAGAGAGCAGTAATGCTCTCTTTTTAAATTTGACAAATCTTCATTTTTATGATATAATATAAAGAGAGAATAGAAAAGGAGATTAAAATGGCTATCTGTAGACTTTGTAAAATAGAAATCGACAAACAAAAAGATGATTGGATAATGCCATCGAATCGTTGGTATTATCATAAGAGTT